GAACCGTCGAACTCTCTGACGTTGCTGGACGAAACGTTCTCAGTATCCGATCCGGAATCATCCGCGACCAGAAAGCCCTGAAGTATTTGCAGGACTACATCAACACGCAGTGCAAATGATTTGTGTAACCCCGAAAGGATGGTGATCACATCTTGCTGACGGGTAAGCCGTAAGTGGCTAAGCACTTCTGAGAAGCAGGGCGAACGCTGCGACCTGGTTAAACGTAACAACTTCGGCATTACAGGAGCCACTTGGTGAATGGCTCCGATAATGTCAAACAGCAGGTGATTCAACATGGCAAAACCGGACTGGGGAGGCAATCAATACACAAAGCCCGGCGTTACATTCTGCCAGCAATAAAATTTACCTGATTATTTTTTTGTAAGAGACGTGTTGATTGAACGGAGGATAGATTGAAGTACTGTCCGTCACTTCATATGAAGCAATAACGTTCCCGTCAGAGTCTAATTCATTAAAGATGTACACATCAATATCTTGGCCTTTTCTTTGCCCCTTCCACTCCATGGATACTTGTTTGAGGATATGGGTATCAGGAATGCCAATTTTCTTTTTGTATTCATCGCTCATAAGAAATCCTTAAGGTAAGGTATGGCACTCACCGACAAGCAAGAAATGTTCTGTCGCGAGTACCTCATCGATTTGAACGCCACGCAAGCGGCAATTCGGGCGGGGTACAGCGAAAAGACCGCCCGCGCATCAGGTTGTGAGAACCTAACGAAACCTGACATCCAAAACAGGATCGCCGAACTCAAAAGTAAGCGCAACGAGGATGTGGGTATTGATGCTGATTATGTGCTCCGGCGCCTGGTTGAGATTGACCAGATGGATGTGCTCGACATCATGACCGATGACATGAGCATAAAGCCGGTTTCTGAATGGCCTGCCTCATGGCGTCGATATCTGAGCGGATTCGACCTGGCTGATATGTTCGAAGGCCGCGGCGAAGACCGTGAAATGGTCGGAATCCTGAAAAAGATAAAGTGGCCGGACAAGGTCAAGAATCTCGAACTGCTTGGCAAGCACGTCACTGTCCAGGCATTCAAAGACAACGTTAAAAACGAACTTGTCGGCCCCAACGGATTGCCGCTGGCAGCGCCTACGTTCGTTGTTAGCTTCGGAGCGGATGATGAAGACAGCGGAGAAGAAACTTAACTTCGCCCCAAAATTCAAGCCGCTATTCAAACCCATTCGCTACAAGGTATTCCACGGTGGCCGTGGCGGCGCTAAATCATGGGGAATTGCCCGCGCGCTGGTCATCATGGCTGCCTCTAAAAAACTCCGCGTTCTCTGTACCCGCGAGGTGCAGAACTCGATCAAGGATTCAGTGCACAAGCTGCTGAAAGACCAGATTGAGATGCTCGGGCTAAACCCGTGGTTCCGCATCACTAACGAGACGATTACCAGTGCTTCTGGCAGTGAGTTTCTTTTTAAGGGGCTGCGTTTCGATCCGCTGGGAATCAAGTCGACCGAGGGCGTGGATATTTGCTGGGTGGAAGAGGCACAGTCTGTGTCTACTGATTCATGGGACATACTGATCCCCACCATCCGTAAAGAAGGCTCGGAGATATGGGTTTCATTCAACCCCGGCGAAGAGAAAGACCCGACCTATCAGCGCTTCGTGGTTAACCCGCCTGATGACTGCATCACGGTTGAGGTGAACTACTACGACAACCCATATTTGCCGGAAACGCTCCGCAAAGAAATGGAGTACTGCAAACGGGTTGATTACGAGGCGTACGAACATATCTGGCTTGGCAAGCCTAAATCCATCTCCGAAGCGGTCATATTTAAGCGGCGCTATAAAGTTGAAGCGTTTCCAGATGACATGTGGCAGCAGGCTGATCGCCTTTTCTTTGGTGCTGACTTTGGTTTCGCCAATGACCCGAGCACGCTGATCCGCATGTTCATGCTAGGCACACGGCTTTATATCGAATATGAGGCATACGGTGTCGGCGTGGAACTGGATGAGATGGCGCAGTTTTACGACTCAGTACCGGAGTCACGGCGCTGGCCTATCAAAGCCGATAACGCCCGCCCTGAGACAATCAGCCATATTGGCAGACAGGGCTTCAGCATCGAAGCGGCCGCAAAGTGGAAAGGCAGCGTGGAGGACGGGATCACCTACCTGAAAGGGTTTGAAGAGATCATCATCCATGAGCGCTGCAAGCACACCGCCGATGAATTCCGGCTCTACTCCTACAAAGTCGACAAAAAGACCAATGAAATACTCCCGGTCATTGTGGACGCACATAACCACTGCATAGACGCCATACGCTACGGGCTGGATGGGTACATAACCAGCTCGGACAGCCTTGGCACATGGGCGCAACTTGGCAGAGGCTGAACATGTCCGAAACACAAAGCGTGTCGCAGCCTGTACCGACGCGTGACAGCTATGAAAACTTCATTGCCCGTTTAGGGCTTAACGAATCGAACCAGTCGGGCGCGGGTACTTACCGCAACAACTGGACATCGCGCAACCGCCTGCTGATTGAACAGGCTTACCGGTCTTCCTGGCTGGTGGGCGCAGGTGTTGATGCGATCCCCGATGATATGACACGAAAGGGCGTAACCATTACTTCCAAACTGGAAGATGGGCGCAAGAAGCAGCTCGATAACGCATGGGATGAGATGGCGTTATGGGAAGCCATCAACGATACGCTGAAGTGGGCGCGGCTTTATGGTGGCGCTGTGGGCGTCATCCTGATTGAGGGCCAGAACTACTCAACTCCATTGCGCATCGACACCATCGCACCAGGCGCTTTCAAAGGTGTCATGGTGATGGATCGCTGGATGCTGAATGCAACCACGGAACGGCGCGTGACCGAGTTGGGGCCAGACTTTGGCATGCCTGAGTTTTACCGCGTTGTGACCTCCGCTACTGGCATCCCGCCGTGGCGTATCCACCATTCCAGGTTGATCCGCTTCGACGGCATTCCTTTGCCTTATCAGCAACGCCTGACTGAAAACGACTGGGGCATGTCGGTGATTGAACGTTGCTTTGATCGCCTGCTGGCATTCGACAGCACAACGCAGGGCGTAGCCCAGCTTATCTATAAAGCGCACTTGCGTACCTACAGCATCGAAGGGCTTCGACAGCTTCTGGCGATGGGAAAGGATAACCCGGCGTTCAAAGCACTGATGTCCCACATGGATATGATCCGCCAGTACCAGAGCAACGAAGGCATGACGATCATGGACGCCAAAGATAAGTTTGAGGCGCACACCTATTCGTATGCTGGGCTTAGCGATGTACTGGCACAGTTCGGCCAGCAGGTTTCCGGCGCATTCGGTATCCCTCTGGTTCGACTGTTTGGTCAGTCTCCTGCCGGGTTCTCAACCGGTGACACTGACCTGGCTAATTACTACGACAACGTGTCGACCCAGCAGGAGCGAAAACTACGCCGTCCGATCCGCAAGTTGTTCGAAGTGCTGCACATGAGCTTGTTTGCTCAGCCGTTACCGGATGACTTTTCTTTTGAGTTCAACGAGCTTTGGCAGACGCCAGACAGCGAACGTGCAGATACTGCCGTGAAAGTTGTTGATGCCACGGTCAAGGCTGTTGAGTCGGGGCTTATGACAGAAAAAGCCGGTGCGATGCATCTTCAGGAAACCGCCAGGGTAACCGGCATCGGTTCAACCATCAGCGACAAGGATATTGATAATGCCAGTGACATCCCGGCGCCGACGGAAGCCGACCTCGATAACTTCGAAACCACCGAACCTGCGGCGCGCCGAGAGGCAGCTGGGAACACAGCTACGACAGATAGCGCGTACGGTGGGAGCAATCGTCGAGGGTTCGTACGATGGTTCAAACGATAGCGTTACCGACATCATGGACCGGCTGGAACGCTACGCCGACCTGATAGAACCATGGTCTGAAGCAGTATCGAAGCGACTCATCAGCACGCTGGAGATTGCCGACGATGCGATGTGGCGCGAGCGCTCCTGGCAAATCTCTGCTGGTCTGCGTGACCTGATGGCTGGCAGTCAGAGACAGGTAACCCGCAGCATCATCGATGAGCAGGTGAAGTTGTTCAAGTCTCTGCCTTTGCAGGCCGCCGATCGCGTTTACGACATTCACAATCAGGCAATTGAAGCTGTGGTCTCCGGCTGGCGCTCCCGCACGCTGACTGACGAAATCATGCGTACTGGTGAAGTTACTGAAGCTCGGGCACGGACGATTGCTCGCACTGAGGTTGGACGGGCATCCACTGCAATCACCCAGGCTCGCTCAACCGCCATCGGATCACGCGGCTATATCTGGCGCACCTCCGAAGATAGCGACGTTCGCCACTCTCACGCACAGATGAATGGCCAGTACATCGACTGGGCAAAACCGCCCACTCTTGACGGCATGACCGGCCATGCGGGCCAATTTCCAAACTGCAGATGTTATTGCGATGTGGTTGTATAAGTTCTTTCTAAAGATTATAAGTCTAAGAGTTAAAGGCAAAAGATATGAGGGAACTATGGCTGGTATTATCGGACTCATAATTACTGGTGACTTCTGGACATTCAGACTATCTGACGGAACACAGATTGACGTTATACCGGTATACACAAGCGAAAAAAGAATTCAATCATTTACACACCCCAATGGGGCCTGGCTCGATAATGAAATTCAAAGGATGCTTCTGGAATATTGTCTCGTAAATGTAAATGAAGAACTGGATGTTGAAAGTGTTCATGATCTTTTGCAGCGGATGAATCCTTCAGAAAAAAGTGAGAATGATGGCGGTTCGTCGTACAAACCCTAGCGATATTCTTGCTACCAGACCCGGCACTGCCGGGTTTTTTTATGTCCAAAGAATAGGTAGCAGCAATGCAATATTTCTACACCACCCGCCTAGGCAACACTCGCTATGAGATGGCCGATGGCTCTCTGCTGTGCAAAGACGTCCCAATTGCCCGCACTGGCGCGCAGGTTTACGACGAGAGCGAGCTGGAAGGCTTAATCGGTGATGAGGATGGCGAGATCGTCGTCACCCGCGATGCGGACGAAGTCTTTCGACCTGAAACGCTGGCTTCTTTCGAAGGCATGGCCTTTACGCTTGGGCATCCGAAAGACATGGTCAACCCTGGAAACTGGAAGGACTACGCACACGGGCATATCCAGAACGTCCGGCGCGGCACCGGCGACCAGTCGGACTTAATGCTGGGCGATATTCACATTAAAACTGCCGAGGCTATCCAGCAGGTAATGGACGGCCTTGAGCAGATATCAATGGGCTACGACGCCGACTACGAACAGCAGGGACCGGGTCAGGCGCGGCAGCACTCAATTATCGGTAACCACTGTGCGGGCGTCCCCAATGGTCGCGCAGGAATTCGCTGTTCAATTGGAGATAGCAATACAATGGCAAAAACAAAACAGGGCTGGCTTACCCAGCTGAAACGGGCAATTAAAACCAAGGACTCCGCCACTATGGAAGACCTTGTTGAGAATGCCCCCGCAGAACTGATTGAGCCGGAACTGGACTTGCCACGCGCGCTCAATATCACGATCAACCCGGCGCAGCCACTTCCACCGAATAAAGAACTTGGCGGCCTGACAACCGATGGAAGCGAAGGTGGCGCACAGACAACCAGCGAGCTTGAAGCCAAAGTCGATGCGCTGGCGGTTCTGGTTCAGCAGCTTCTCAACCCGGCGTCAACGGCGACCACTGACAGCGATGATCCTGACGAGAAGGAAGAGAAAACCCGCGCCACCACCGATGCCGCTTATCATCAGGGCGTCGTGGCGCGAGCTGAACTCATCCTGCCGGGTGTGAAACTGCCTGAAGGTGGCAAGCTGGCGGCATTCAAGCGCGCCACCATGGACGCAGCATTCAAAACGCCGGAAGGTCAGGCGCTGCTTGCTCCGCTGGTGGGCACGTCTCCGGACTTTGCAGCAATGCCTAAGGCAACACTGGATGCGGTATTTGTGTCGGCCAGTGAAATCGCAAAAGCGCGCAACAACGTTCCGGCCTCAACCGGGCGTTCTACCTTCTACGACGCTTCTAACAAAAACTCTCCGGCAGCCCTGAACAAGGCATACGCCGCCCACTGGAATAAATAAGGGATAACCAATGCCTTCATTACTCTACCGGATGCCTGTAGGCATCGCCGGGGCTATCTCACGCCCGCAGGATTTGACCACCGAGCCGGTGATCCTTAATTCAGCCAACACTTTCAGTGCTTACGGGCTGGCAGGAAAAGACAGCGCCGATGGCAAGTTTATTCCGCTGGCTGCATCAGATGCGGCAACAGTGATTACCGGCCTTTACGTTCGTCCGTATCCAACCACTTCAACCCCTGACATGGTTCGCCAGGTCGGCACCGGCAAAAACTTCACCGGCGATGTTATGAAACGCGGTTATATGACCGTAAACATCGGCAGCACTGCGGTGAATCTGGCTAAAGGCGCGCCGGTTTACGTGCGTAATGCCAACCCGACTGATGCCAGCCCGTTGGGCTCAATTCTGGGCGCTGCTATCACGGGCGAAACGGTGGTTCTGCCAAACGCAACTTTTACTGGCGCAGGCGATGCCGATGGCAACGCTGAAATCGCATACAACATCTAAGGGAATCGCTACATATGTTAACTTTTGACCAAGCCACCGTTGACGGTACTGGCGCTTTCCTGGTTGGCGAGCTTGAGCGCCTCGACCAGGAACTGAATATGCCACTGGTGGGATATACGTGGTCGCGCGATATTCAGTTGCGCGAAGACGTGTCCATCGCCGATGACATCAGCTCTTTCACCAACTCAACCTTTGCGGCAGCAGGTACGCCTAATCCGAACGGTAAAAACTGGATCGGCAAAGACTCTACCGCCATCGCTGGCCCGAACGTTGATATCGCTAAAACAGGTTTCCCGCTGACCCTGTGGGGCATGGAGCTGGGCTGGACGGTTGTCGAACTGGCTGCGGCTGCAAAAGTTGGTCGCCCGATCGACACCCAGAAGTACGACGCGATGCAGCTCAAATGGAACATGGATACCGATGAGCAGGTATATCGTGGCGATACGCAGCTCGGCGTTCGAGGCCTGACCAACTATCTCGGCGCAGCGCTGACCAACGCCGCGAAAGCCTGGGCAGTATCGACGCCTGACGAAATTCGCGCCTCCATCAACAAAGTGCTTTCCGATGCCTGGGCTGCAACGGGCTATACGCTGGTGCCGCGTGATCTGCTGTTGCCTCCTGAGCAGTTCGCGCTGCTTTCGAGCATCATCGTATCGACCGCTGGTAACCAGTCTCTGTTGAGCTATCTGCGTGAAAACACCATTGCTTATCACCAGAATGGCGTGCCGCTGAATATCCGCGCGGTGAAGTGGTTGAAAGGTGCTGGCGTGGGCGGTACCGATCGTATGGTGGCTTACACCAACGACAAGAAATACGTGCGCTTCCCGATGGTACCATTGCTGAGTGTGCCTATTCAGTATCGCGGCATTTACCAGCTCACCACCTATTACGGCAAGCTGGGCGCTGTTGAATCACCTTACCCGGAAACTATGGCATACGTTGACGGCATCTGACGAACACGGCCCCGAAAGGGGCCTTCAGGAGTAATACATGTCAAAGAAAACAATCCGGGTCCATACCCCATTCACATTCAGCTTTGAAGACGGTGCCAGCCAGCGCTTTGAAGTTGGTGAACATACCGTTGAAGATAAAATCGCGGATCACTGGTTTGTCGCTGCTCACTCTGATGTGACTGGCAAAGCAAAACCCAGCGCTGACGTAAAAGAGTTTCAGGCCCAAATTGATAGCCTGACCGCGCAACTGGAAGGGCGTGATAAAGCTAATGGTGAGTTGCAGGCGTTACTGGCTGAAAAGACTGAAACCATTACCGACCTGACCGCGCAACTGGCCGCTTTCGAGGCACCGGAACAGGATGCGAAGGGTGGCACCAATGACAAGAAATAAAAACCTGCCGACAGTAAATGATTTTCGCCGCGACTTTCCCCAGTTCAGTGATGAAACCAGGTACCCAAACACGGCAATCCAGTTCCGTCTCAATCTTGCTGACACGCTAATCGACGGTTCTGCTATGGGGGACATGTTCCCCTATCTGGCTGAGTTATTTGTCGCCCATTACATGGTGCTGTACGCCGCTGATACTGCTGCGGGTGCGCTGGGCGGCGCAGGTGGTTCGACGAGTGGCGTGGTGGCATCCAAGTCGGTCGACAAAGTCAGCGTAAGCTACGACAACAGTTCAACGCTCAACGCTGACGCCGGTTTCTGGAACTTCTCGCGATACGGCGCTGAGTTCTGGCAGATGCTACAGCTTTTCGGCTATGGGGGCATTCAACTATGAGATCAGGCGTGCGAACAGGTGCCGATAATGTCCGAAGCATTCTGGATGCCCTTAATACCCTCACTAACAAGGATGTTCTGGTGGGCATTCCTGAAGCAAAAGACGAGCGCGAAGGTGAAGGTGAGTTTGGCAATGCTGGCATCGGCTTTATCAATGAAAACGGCTCTCCGGCTCAAAATATCCCACCAAGACCACACCTGAAACCCGGCGTTCAGGCAGCAGAAACGGAATTTATTCCTCATCTCAGGGCTGCTGCGCTGAAAGCTCTGGAGGGCAACGCGGAAGGGGCGGTGACATCGCTCGACCGTGCCGGGTTAGTGGCCGCAAATGGCGTGAAGCGCTACATCACCATTACCGGATTCATCCCCCTGGCTGATTCCACCATTGCTAATCGCCGTCGCAGGGGGCGAACCGGTAATAAGCCGCTCATCGACACTGGCGAGTATCGCCGCTCAATTACGCACGTTGTGAGGGATAAAGATGCCGACACTTGATGTAACTGACGTGCTTCTGTCGCCGGAATTTCTCGATACTTCTCTCGTCGTTAAACGCAATGAGCAGACTGTTGATGATGATGGCTTCGCCATTAACGTCGTCACGCAGACGCCATTCGGTGGTGTGGTTACGGTCGATCGCTCGCTTGAAGCGCGCCGCATGCAGGCGGGACAGGTGATCAGCGGCGCAATTCTGATTGTCACAACCTACCGGCTTACCAGTGGAAACACCGGACTTGATGCCGATATTGTGGCTTACCGGGGGCGCGACTACCGCGTGACCTTCGTTGACCCGTATACAGCGTACGGTGCTGGTTTCGTGCAGGCACACTGCGAACTTTTACCGTTTGACGGGGGGCCAGAGTGAGTAACAGCAGCACATCACCCGGCTACCTGACGCCCGTCAGCGTGCCGCAGGCTTATGACGAAGCGCTGGATCGTGAACTTAGTCAGTGGGTGCGTGCTTTATCTGGCCTGTCGGCTGGAATGGTTCGTCCTCGCTGGACACCAACACAGGCTGCTGTTCCTGCTGCGGATGTTAACTGGTGCGGATTCGGGATCACCGGCATTAGTGCAGACGACTCACCGGCGTTTGTACGGCAGACGGACGACAGCAACCAGATGTGGCGTCATGAGGTGATCGAAACGCTTGCCTCATTTTACGGTCCTGCGAGCCAGTCAGTAGCCACTCTGTTCCGTGACGGGCTCACGGTTGAACAAAACAACGCCACCCTGAACGATAACGGGTTATCTCTTGCTGATTACAGTGAGTTGATTGCTTTCCCTGAGCTTATCAATAACCAGTGGGTGCGGCGTTACGACATTACAGTTCGCCTGCGCCGCAAATCTATCCGCGAATACGGCATCAAATCGATCCTCTCTGCTCCAGTCCAATTTTTCGGAGATTAAACCATGCCTAACGGCTTATCTGTTCAGCGCGTCGTAAACGTGCAGGTCACGCTCGCCGTCCGCGCGGCGCTCGGGCGTAATTTTGGCGCGCTGCTGGTGCTTGGCACCTCAACCGTCATTACGGCACCAGAAGTCATGCGCCTTTATCAGGACATTGAAAGCGTCGCCACCGACTTTGGTACCAGTGCCGAAGAATACAAAGCAGCAAACCTGTATTTCCAGCAATCGCCGCAGCCGCGTGATCTGTATATCGGCAAACTGGCCCGCACCTCGACACCTGCCACCGCTGGCAAGCTTACCGGGGCAGTGCTTTCAAGTTCAGAGCAGACGCTGGCTAACTTTACCGCTGTGACAGCTGGCGCTCTGAAACTATCAATCAACGGCACTGTATCGACGATCACCGGCATTAACCTGTCTGCCGCTTCCAGCCTGGCTGGCGTGGCAACTGCAATCACCGCCAAACTGACCGGCGCTACGGTCTCCTGGGTGCCGGGCTCCAGCCAGTTTGTCATTACGTCTGGTACGACCGGCGCAACGTCAGCGATCGGTATTCCAACGGCGGCCGGAACGGGTACTGACCTGGCTCCACTGCTGGGCATTGATTCAGCACACAACCCAACGGTAGCAAGCGGTCAGGCGGCGTCCTCTTCGGTTCTCCCGTCGGTCACTACTGCCCTGAACTACTCCGCCGACTGGTATGGCCTGGTGATTGCCGACACGGCGATGACAGATCAGGACCATATCGATGTTTCCGCGCTGATTGGCTCTGCGAGTGACTCCCGCGTGTATGGTGTAACCACTTCCGCATCGGCGGTTCTGGATGCAACCAGTACCACGGATATTGCCTACAAGCTGAAAGCGGCGGGCTACGGTCGCACATTCTGTCAGTACAGCCAGGTGCCTTATGCAGCTGCCTCAGCATTCGGGCGTGCGTTCACCGTGAACTTCCTGGGGAACAACACCACTATCACGCTGAAGTTCAAGCAGGAGCCGGGTATTACCGCCGAGACAATCACCGCGCAGCAGGCCGACACGCTGAAGGCCAAGAACTGCAACGTGTTTGTGCGCTACGCCAACGACACCGCCATTATCCAGGAAGGCGTGATGTCCAACGGCGATTTCTTCGATGAGCGCCATGGTCTCGACTGGCTGCAGAACTACGTCCAGAACAATCTCTGGAACCTGCTCTACACCTCCACCACCAAAATTCCGCAGACTGAGGCGGGCGTTACGCGACTGGTGACCAACGTTGAGCAGTCTATGGATCAGGCGGTAAACAATGGCCTGGTTGCTCCTGGCATCTGGAATGGTGGCGACATCGGCCAGGTGACGGCGGGCGACACACTTACCAAGGGCTATTACGTTTACGCCAATCCCCTGAGTACGCAGGCACAGGCCGATCGCGAAGCGCGTAAAGCGCCGGTAATTCAGGTGGCGACGAAACTGGCGGGTGCTATCCACTTCGCTGACGTATTGATTAACGTGGTGCGCTAAGGGGAACTGAATGAGCACGTATTCTTTTATTGATGTCACCGCGTCCATGACCGGGCCGACCGGGATAATCGATCTCGGCTATGGCTCTGCCAACTCGGAAGAGGGCATCACGGTCACCATGGCCGAAAACAAAAACACCATGACTATCGGTGCTGATGGCGAAGTGATGCACAGCCTGCACGCGGGTAAGGCTGGCACAATTACCGTGACGCTGCTGAAAACCTCGCCAACCAATAAAAAACTGTCTCTGGCTTACAACGCGCAGAGTCAGTCTTCTGCGCTGTGGGGTAATAACGTATTTGTTATCCGAAACAGCGCATCCGGCGACATTACCACCGCACGCTCCTGCGCATTCCAGAAACAACCCGATCACGCCAATGCTAAAGAAGGCGGCACGGTATCCTGGGTGTTTGATGCGGGCAAAATCGACCAGTTACTCGGGGAGTTTTAATCAATGGAGATCACTATTAAGGACCAGCAATACCGCATTGGCAAGTTGAGCGTGTTTGAGCAACTCAAGGTCTCCCGCAAACTCCTGCCGGTGCTGGCGGGCCTGGTCTCTGACTTCCGTAATGTCCAGGCAAAATTAACCGCAAAAGATACTGAGGGCGCGCTGGAAAGCATCCTGCCTAAAATTGCCGATGCCGTTTCAGGCCTCAGCGATGACGATGTGGATGCGATCCTGTTTCCTTGCCTCCAGGTAGTGTCGCGCCATCACATGAAAGGCTGGGTGCCGGTATGCCAGCAGGGGAATATGGCGTTCGATGACATTGACCTGTTCGTGATGCTCCAGCTGGTGGCGCGGGTGGTCGCTGATTCGCTGGGAAATTTTTTGCAAGAACTCCCTACCGGCGAGACGAGCACCCCTCCAGCAGCATAACGTTCAACACCCTGCCGGGCGGTGAGGATTACATCCTGCGTCCGGCCCTCGTCTTTAACATTGACCAGAAAGACCTCGACAGCGGTGCGGTGGACCTGTGCCGCATTGCCCTGCTGAATGATTACCTTGATATGCGTGACGACAACGACGCGCGCGTAGAGAAATGGAGAGCAAGCAATGAGCGGTAACGTGGACACGATCAAAAGCTTCCTCGTTTCTCTGGGCTTTGACGTTGATGGAGCAGGGCAAGCCAGGTTTGAAGCCACGATTAAAGGCGTCACCGCCAGCGTGGTTAAGATGGGGGCGGCGGTAGAGGGGGCGGCACTTGCTGTTGTGGGATTCACAACCCAGATCGCAAACGGACTGGACAAGCTCTACTGGGCATCACAGCGCACTGGCGCGACAGTAAATGGGATTAAAGCCCTTGGCTATGCCGCCTCGCAAACCGGCGCAAGTGCCGAAGCGGCTCAAAATTCACTGGAAAGTCTTGCGGCGTTTCTGCGAAACAACCCGGGGGCGGAGGGGTTTCTTAACCGCCTGGGTGTGCAGACGCGTGACGCCAGCGGCAAGTTACGCGATACGGCCGCCATTTTTACCGGAGTGGGGCAGCGGCTAAACAATATGCCGTATTACCGCGCACGGCAGTATGCGCAAATGCTGGGAATTGATGAAAATACCCTGATGGCAATGCGGCGTGGTCTGTCGCAGTTCAGTTCTGAGTTTGCGTTGTCTGCAAAGAAAATTGGTTTTAATGCTGACGCCGCGGCAAAGCAGTCCAATATCTTCATGACGTCGATGCGCAACCTGTCCATGACGCTGGGGCAGGCACGGGACAAGATTGGTTCTAACCTCGCAGGTGGTCTGGCCGGAAGCATCGATAAGCTGCGCAAACTGTTGCTCGATAACTGGCCCAAAATTGAAAACGTTCTGATGAAGGTTATCAGGGGCGTTCTCTGGGCTGGTGATGTTGTCGCAAGGGTATTCTGGCGAACAGGACAGGCAATCAGTTCTGTGATCGACTGGTTCAAAAAGCTGGACCCGGTTACCCAGCATCTCATCATGCTGTTTGGGGGGGTACTGGTAGCCTGGCGGCTCCTTAATACTGCTTTCCTTACTTCTCCGGTGGGGATGGTTATTACGCTTGGCGCCGCGATTCTGGCTCTGATTGAGGATTACCAGACATGGAAAGAAGGCGGTAAGTCTCTTATTGACTGGGGCAAGTGGGAGCCGGAGATAAAGTCAGCGTTAAAAGCGATGACGGATTTGCGGGACTCCATCAAGGCCATAGGTGTGGAAATTGCCAGGCTGCTTAATATCAACCTCAAAAACTGGACGCTGAAAGGCGACATCGAAAACCTGACTAAACAATTTGGTGAGTTCGGGAAGATGATGTCGATGATTGGCGACCTGATCAACGCCATCAAGGACGGTAACTGGAAGCAGGCCTATGCCATTGGCAAGCAACTCTGGAATCAGGGTGAAGGTCAGGAATCAGCCATTCCTGCGGTAAATCAAAGTGCGCTGAATGCCCGCGCATGGGTCGGTGAGAAGTGGGACCAGCTTAAGACCTGGGCTACTGGCGACACGATTGCAGATCGTCAGAATAATCCGGGAAATCTTCGTCCTGTTGGGGGTAATGGCTTCCAGACACATGACACGCCATTAGCTGGCTGGATGGCGATGGCGCGCCAGATACGGCTGTATTTCACAGGTAAAAGCGCCGCAGCCGGTTATCAGAAACTACAAACTATCTGGGATATCGTGCATAAGTACGCACCGAAGGAAGACAACAACGACCCTGCCGGATATGCGAATTTTGTAGCCAGCATGATGGGCGTCGGCGCGAAAGATACGCTAAACCTCAGTGACCCGCAGCAGTTCAGCAGCCTGCTCCAGGCGATGTCCCGCAAAGAAGGTTATGGGCAGTGGAATTCGCCGCTGGCATCAGTGGCTGCGTCTCAGGCTGCCGCCCAGATTAGCCAGGAAACGAACATCAACATTTACGGCGCGACTGATCCATCGGCGACAGGCCGGGAAGTCGCTGACCGTCAGATGGGTGTGAATTCACGCCTCACTCAACAGATGGCAGGGCCAGGGTAATGGATATTCTTTCTGCAATCTTCCGCCAGCAGTCGCGGCGCATCGGTATTGTTGTGCCGTCTGTCGTGGTATCGGAAAAGCATTCCGACACCCTGGAAATTACCGAACATCCGGTTGAGAAGCCAACAACAGGCACCGCATCTGGCTTTATTGCCGATCATGCCTATAAACGCCCCAGCGAAGTGATAATGGAATGTGGCTTTGCTGGTGGCGGGGCTCTCCTTGATTTTGCCAGTAGCCTGACTGCGACAAATTTTCTTGGTAAGAGCCCAAAAGAAACTTATCAGGAGTTGCTCGATCTCCAGCTATCCCGCGTGCCGTTTGATGTAATCACAGGGAAACGAACATACAACAATATGCTGATACGTGCGATTGAGGTGACCACCGACAGAACCAGTGAGAACGTTTTGACGTGTGTTCTGACGTTGCGAGAAGTGATCCTGTCGGAGACTAAAAGCATTACTGTCGCAGATAAACAGGATATGAAAGAAGGTGTAAGCACATCAGCAGTGCAGGACACGGGCACGAAGTCGCCGGTTACGGTAAATGAGTCCCTTTTATCCTCAACCGGCGCAGGAGAGCTTCTGAGAGGCACGGCGCTGGGTAATGTGATAGGTATCCAATGAATATCATTGAAGTCCCTCTCAGCCCTGATAATCAGCAGTTTCGGATACTGCTTGGGGCCACCACTTATACGCTGAAAACGCTCTGGCGCGACGATGCCGGGTGGATACTGGACGTCATGGACAGCGGTGGGCAGCCTCTGTTGATGGGCGTCCCGCTTGTGCCGGATGTGAGTCTTATGGAGCAATATCCGGAACTGGGCTTAAATGGGGTGCTGGCGGTTGTGTGCGACAACGGCGCACCTGAATATCCCACTAAAACCAACCTCGGAACAGCATCTCACCTTGTCTTTATTCAGGAATAGCCATGTCACAGAACTGGATGCGTCACTTTGAGTTGCAACTACTCGACCAGAATGGTCAGGGCGTTATGCTCTCTGACTTTAAGGTTACCTTTCAGATTGAGTGGGCGGATACGCGGTGGCCGCGCGTAGCTAACGTGAAAATCTATAACCTGAGCCGCGAAACGACAAACAAGATTCTGGGACAGGAATTTTCTAAAATCCGCATCATTGCCGGTTATGACGGGCTGGCGCAGGCTGTTGATGCCAGTCAGGTTGGTATCGCACGTGATGTTCCCGCAGATAAAGCTGGGCAGACTGGTGGCCAGAATTATGGCCTTATCTTTGATGGTGATATCCGGTTCACAATAACCGGCAAAGATAACGTGACAGATTCTTGGGTGTTGATTCAGGCCATCAGCGACCATGAAGCTTTTTTGTACGCCAATACTGTGACCACCCTTGCTGCGGGTTATACAGTTGCCGATCTGCTCGCTGCTAACATGCAGGGCTTTAACGCCTTCGGTGTTACCCCTGGCATCATCGGCGATATGCCAAATACCGTGTTCCCGCGTGGCCGCGTGGTATTCAAATCATCGCGTGACGTGATGGACAATATTGCTAAGCAGTGTAACGCGACGTGGCAACTGGTAGACGGTCAGGTTCAGATGGTGCCGGAAGATAAATATATCCATGAGGCCATTGTGCTGAGTGCGGATACCGGCCTGATTGGCATGCCACAGCAGACGATGGGAGCGGGCGTGAACGTTCGTTGTCTGATTAATCCGAATATCCGTATCAATGGCCTGATTCAACTGGATCAGGCATCAGTATACCGGGCTGCACTGGGTAACGGCGAAGTCGCGCAGTCTCCTGGGCGTATCGCCGAAACCGACGAAAACGGCAACCGGATAGTTACCGGAACCACTTCGCAACCGGCCAGTATTGCGACAGATGGCGTTTATATCGTCAAAGCCATCGACTATACTGGCGACACCAGAGGTCAGGCGTGGTACATGGATTTGATGTGTTTTGCGCGCGGTGCGCGTGAGTTATATAGCCAGTCCACGCTCCAAAAAGTACAGGTGTGATATGGCAAAAATAAGGAGTGTTATTTGCGGAGTTATTCTTTCGTTGGTCGGAGTATCTTCCGCTATGGCTGATACTCAATGTGGTCCATATCGTCTGACCGCAGCCAATGATGGCTTTATGCATATCAATGGCGCAAAACCAGAAAACCAGAAAATGACCTTTCTGAAAGCCAAAGAAGATTATCAAAACCTAAAAATGGAATGGACAGTTGCAACAGATCAGCCTGGCCGCTGGGTAGGTCTTGAGTACATTAAACGCGACGGAAAAGCCATTCTCAATGCTCAATGGTTACAGGCTAACATGAATGCGCCGCGCCAATACGCAACTTATGATTGTGTGAAGGTTAAAAAGTGACGAAGATCTGTTGGGTGCTCAGTTAACGAAATTTACAAGCTATGATTAAAACTCCAGGTTGTTAGGTTATACGACCAGTGTTAGATTCATCCTCCACGGAGGAAGGTTAAATGGCATTAGCTCCCCAAAAAGATATCAATGAAATGCTTGGTGTGCTTACACATCACATTGATAATAAAATAATTCTAGACGATTTCACACTTCGTAGATTTATTGCGAAAGCAGAAAAGATACCCGATGATCCCATAAAGCTGATGGCATTGGGATTGGCTTATGGTGCAGCCGGTCAGCATCAAACTGCTATAGATTATTTTAAAGAAGCTGTTAAATATCATGACGATGTTTCTGCAAGAAACTATCTTTCATATTTGAGTCACACGGGTGAATACGAACTTTACCGTGAAGAAGCCATACGTATGGCTAAAGAAATAGTTAGCTTGCCGTTATACATCAAAGCAAGGAATGCGGCTTATGCTGATGGTGATCCCGAGCTTACTCTCTTTTTTGCAAGAAAGGTTCTTTCAGTTATGGGCGATGATAAAGAACGTGAGTCTGTAGAGTTAGAACAGCGTGTAAAAGAGGCTGCGCTAAAAAACTTTATTGATGCTACAAATCTCAAAACAAGTGAGATTTCAAAACTTACCCGCTCAATAGCGCATGTTGCTAAGAAGTATGACGTTCTGGCTGTCGCGCAGGATTTTTATACCACTGAAGATGGTGATGCGGCTGTAATTTGCGATGTTCTGTGTTTCGATGCAAACGTGATTTCAGATATGGATATTGACGTCGCAACTGAATTGGCTATGAACGAAACTTTTTCCGATAAAAATATTACAGCATGGTTTCGTGGGCGTGACGCGAACGAGGTGGGAGGGGCTTAATGAGCATTCAGGGGAGAGATTTCCTAGCAACATCTCGCAAATGTATAAGCACTGCCTGTGAATCAGGTTACCGGAGCGCAATATCAAGAGCGTATTATGCATTTTACCATGAGACATGCGCAGCGCTTACCTGCTGCCCTCCCACAACACATGACGGCGTAGTTCAGTACCTGATGACTGATGCCAGAAGAAACCAAGAGCCCTATGAAAAAATGTCACTGGTACAAATTGGGGCCGTTTTAAAGCAGCAAAAAACAAAGAGAAAGCTGGCTGATTATCAGTTAAATGAAACCGTGAAAGAAATTGAAGCCTGTTCGACTATTGCTGCTGTTGAAAAGATGCTAATTAAAATAGATGAAATGAAATCAAGAGCCGCATAATCTGGCTTAAATAATAATTACAACCCGCTTCGGCGGGTTTTTTTATGGGGGT